GCCGGGAAGGTCGATGTCGCGATCGCGGAACCGTTCGACATTCATCTGCGGCGCGCCGGTGAACGCCATCACGCGGATGCGGATCTTCGTTTCGCTGATCGTGGGGCGCGGCTGGCCGGTCGCTTTCGTCTGCCCGCGGATGCCGCGGCCCTGGTCCGGCATGTTGCCGATGATGCGCTCGATGACGGGGATCGGGACGTCGCGCGGTTCACGACGCGGACCCTGCAACTTGGGGATCCCCTGCGTCGGGTTGTACGCCTTCCTCCCGTCGAGATCACGATAGAGCGTCCGCAGCGCGCGCATGCGATGGTTGATCGTGTTGGCGGCGATGCCGGCCTGCAGCCAGGCGGCGCGCTGTGCCTCGACGTGTGTGTCCGTGATCTTGTCGCGTCTCGTGTTCCCGAGCGTCGTGATCGTCGTCGTCCACCCGTCGTCGTGCCGCTCGTGCGTCCAGTACTTGATGTTGATCGCGAAGTCGCGGCGCCGCCCGCCCTCGGGCAACGACGCGATCCAGCGCGGCGCATCGCCGGCGAGCGTGCTCTTCTCGCCGACGACGGGCTTCCGCTCGAGCATCTCGGCTTCGGTGCGGAGCTGCCAGGCCTGTATCACCGCCACCTCGGTGCCGAGCGGATAGCGGGCGCGCTCCGGTGCGAGGCCTTTGCAGTAGACGATCGCGGAGATCCCGTATTTATCCTGGTAAATGTTGGTCGCGAGCGTCGTGCGTGTGCCGCCTTTGCGTGGGGCCATCCGGTGATCCTCCTCGGGTCAGGAGATTATATCTGACCGCTTCGATTTCACGGATGAACGTCCGCGGCCGTCGGGTTCCAATCGTGATAGTTCCAATTCCTCGAGGAGTCGCTGTTGGACGTGTTGCGGAAGGAGCCGCCACGCGATGATCAACAGGTGCTCAATTGCGTTCAACGTCTCGCCGCCGCCATCGCCGCCGCCGCCGCCGCCGCCATCATTTCGAGCCTCCACGGCGACCTTCTTTCCGCTCTTGGTAAATGGGGAACCTGACTCACCCCGTTGCACAGAATCAGAACCTGACTCACCGAAACTTCATTTCGTTCGTCCTCTCTTCGTTGCCAGCTCGCGGTAGGATGGGGCAATTCTGCACACAGATGCTGTCAGATTGGACGCACGATGAAATCCGTCTTCGTGGAATCGAAAGCCGCGCTCCCCCCGCGTGGTGCCCTCACCGGCGGTCGCCTCACCGTCGCCGACGGCTACGTGGTTTTACCGGCGCTGCTGCGCCGCTCCCGGCAGGACCGGCTCCTGATTCTCCAGGCGTTCCGCCATCTGTTGGGGCTCCCGAGCTCCGCTCTGATTCCGATGGCTCGCGAGCTGGCGTGTGTGGCGCGAGACGCCGGACCAGCCGCGCCACGAAGAGCACGTACTCCAGGACCTCGGCCCTCCGATCGGCCGAGAGCATCCGATAGGTCCGCAGCAACCGTTTCTCATCGTCCCTGAGCACAATCCCACCGGCGGCCGCCGACCCGGTCGGCTCGATCGACCCGCGTAAGGCGTCGTAGGGTGTCACCACACCGAGCAGCAGCTCGGCCGGGCTGCACACCAACCCGGTGGCGAGTTTCACGATGGTTTTCGGCGTCGGGATTTCGGGACCTTTTTCCCAAATCGAGATGGGCGTCGGGCGTTCGTAGCCAAGCCGGCGGGCCAAGTCTTCTTGTGTCAGCCCCTGCCGTTGGCGGATGGTGCGCAAATTGTCGCCGAAGCGCGGCATTGCGCCGGCAAGCATACACAAACTCCCAAAAGATCAAAATAATGCAGAATTTCTGCATTGTCGAGCTTCATAACTTCTGTAACTCACCTCTTGACGTTGTTTAAGATTTCTGTATATTCATCCGACCACGTTTTAGAAATGATGAAAGATCGTGACGGACGAATGAACATGGATTCTGAAACAGCTGCCGCTGACGCACCGCCGCTCGTCGTCAAGGATCTGAATGACCTGCCGTTGCTCGTCACGCTCGACGAGATCGCCGCGGTGCTGCGGCGGAACCGCAAGACCATCCAGCGCGAGCTCTTCCAAGGCAAATTCAACGGCCCGGCGCCGCGATTGAAGTTTCCCTATCGCTGGCTGCGGGAGGACGTCGCCGAGTTTTTGCGATCGCAAGTCGGCGCGCCGCCGAAGCCGGACCCTGTGGAAAAACCCAGCGTCGGACAGCATCGGGCGCGACGACGGAGGGCCTCATGAGCGTCGACGTTGAACCCGACGCCGTGACGACCGACGCGCTCGAGGTCCGCCGGCCCGACGTGCCGACAACGCTCAACGAGCTCGCGGCGCTCAAGGGCGAAGCCATCGAGGTGATCGAAGCGCGCGTGCAGGTCCTCGAGACGCTGCGCAAGGCGGCGATCCGCGCGACCCATCCCGAGGATTGGTTGCTCTTTCGCGCGCCGGCGGAACAGGGCGGCCAGGTCGTCGGGTACCTGCAGGACTGCGGCTGCGATCGCGTCCGCGATCTCTACGGCATCGAAGTGTTCGACGTGTCGAAACCGGAGAAGATCGTCGGGAACGATCCCGCCGTCTTTCACTACCTGATCGAGGGCAACGGCCGGTGCAAGCTCACGCGGCAGACCGTCGAAGCGATGGAAGGCGGCCGCTCCTCGACCGACGACTTCTGCAAGGACAAGACGGGCGCGGACCTCGAGCTCGCCGTCCGCAAGGCCGCGCGCGCGAACCTGGACGGCAACATCACGCGCGAACTCGCGGGCATGAAATCGGTTCCGCAAGAGGAACTGGTGCGGGCCTGGACCGGCACGCCCAAACGTGTCGAGTCCTGTCGGCTCGGGCGCGGCTTCGGCTCGCGCGCGGAACGCCTGGGCGCGACCGCCGAGGGCGTGCCCGACATGCCGCCGCCGACGTGTCCGTACTGCCCACCCGTCAACGGCGAACCGGTGAAGCTGGTCTATCGCCAGGGCAAGGGCGACCGCGGTGCGTTCTACGGCTGTCCGAATTACTCGAAGCACCCGAACCAAAAAATCATCGTGAATGCGGCCGAGTGGATCGAGCAACAGCAGGCGAAGGCCTCGAAGCCGGCACCGACCGCGAATCACAAAGCACCGCAGGGGGTGACTGGCGACAAGCCAGCGGCGCCGTCTTCGCGCCCGCCAGATGCCGGTGAAAGACCGGCCCCTGCGAAACCCGTGACGCAGGGTGACATCAAGTGGAGCGCTGGCGCCGGACCGCCAGAGCCAGGAGAAGACGGATGAAGGAATCCTCGTTTGTGATCGTCAATAAAGTTGGACGCTGCCGCTGGTGTCGATGCACCGACAGTATTGCGTGCGCGAACGGCTGCACCTGGGCGAACGCGGAGCGCTCGCTCTGCTCCGAATGTGTGCCGCTCGATCAAGCGATGCGAACGACCGCCGGCCGTCGCGAACTCGCGGAGTTTGTGCAGGAACACGGCTTCCTGGTCGGCGATGCGATGCCCGCGGCCGCAAGGCCAAGCGCTCGACGATGACACCTGCCGCTGCGACCACGCGGCCCGCTGATCTCGCGGCCTCGATTCAGACCGCGTGGGCCCAGTATCTCGAGCGCGGCCGTCGCGTGCAGAGCCCGCACCCGACTGTGTACGCGTCGGCCTGGCGGGCCTGCGCACGGAGGATGGTCCTCGAGATGACCGACAGCGACAAGCTGCCGACCATCACCGCCGACGTGCTCGCGAAGTTCCGCCGCGGCGACGACCGCGAACGCGATCTGCTCGTGGACCTCGCGCGCATCGGGCGCGATGCGGAACCACCATTCACCGTTGTTGGCCAGCAGCAGCGCTTCGAGCTGCGCGACCGCAAGGGGCGCGTCGCGATCACCGGCAAGGTTGATGCGCGCCTGAACACCGGTGACTGCAATGCGCCGATCGAAGTGAAGGCCTGGTCACCGTACCTGGTCGACCGCATCGAGACGTTCGCCGACCTGTTCGAGAATCCGTGGACGCGCTCCGGTGGCTATCAACTGCTGTCGTATCTCTATGGGTCCAATGAAGCGTTCGGGTTCCTGCTCCTCGACCGCTCAGGCCTGCCGCTGCTCGTGCCGGTCGAACTCGACGCGCACCTGGATCGCATGGAGGACTTCCTCACGCGGGCCGAGACAGCGCTCGACCACCAGCGCGCGGGGACGTTGCCCGACTTCCTCGTGGGCGACGCCGCCGAATGTCAGCGGTGCCCGTTCTACGGCTCGGTCTGCAACCCGCCCCTCAGCCACGCCGGCGCGACGCTGCTGAGCGATCCCGAACTCGAAGCCATCCTGGAGCGACGCGAAGCCGTCAAGGCCGCGGGCCAGGAATACGAGCGCCTGGACAAAGACGTCAAGGCTCGCTTGCGGGGCATCGAGCACGGGATCGCCGGCGCGTTTCAGGTGACAGGTCGCTGGGGCAAGCAATCCCGGGTGGAGCTGCCGGCGCACCTGAAGGCCCAGTACACGGTCACCGATCCGAAGGGGCGATTCTCGCTAGAGATCACGAAGCTATGACAGAGCAGAGCCGACGGCGCAACGCAGATTGGCAGATGCGCATGGAAGACGCGTTGAAGGCGATCGCCGCGATCGTCGAGGACACCACCACGCGCCCAGCTCGACGAATCCATCTCGTCGGCCACGAGCTGCGGCGGCTGGAACTCTTTCGAAGCACGGTGAACCACGGAGATGTCACCGAGGCATCCGATGCAAACCACCGTTTCTGATCGCGAACGCGCGGAGTCGACCTTCCTCGCGCAGAAGCAATCGAAGCGCGAAGAACTGGATGCAGCCATCCGGCAGGTTGGTTTCGATGCGGGCTTCGATGCCGCGATGACATTGGTGGCTGACAAGCTCGGAGTGGTCGTCGACGTGTCGAGCCTCAGGCATTCGACGACGCGTACGATCGCGTATGACACCTTCGAACGGAAGCGACGACTTGAGGCGATCGCGAGGCAGTCGTGATCGCCTGGCTGCTGCGCCTCTGGCGCTGGCGGCCGCCGCGGCAGTGCGTCTCGCTGACGTGGCTCCATGAGCAAACGCGCGAACGGAAGTTTGATTGAGGCAGGGCACACGACGCGGTAAAGGCCGGAATGCGAGGCGTCGAGGTCCACACGAACAGCGTGGACATGGCCGCCCGGCTCCCTGCGACTGAGAAAGCGAGGTTACATGGCTCGGCGTGGCAGGAAACCCGCGGGACCGAAGAAGGTCAGTTACGAGCTGATTCCCCGAGACACCGACATCGGCAAGCCGATGTATGCGCTGCTCGACGAGCTGGTCGAGAAGTACCACGACGATGTGCAGTACGCGCGCGTCGCGTTGGCCTGGTGCACCTCGTGGCGAGCTGACGTCGACGGTCACCAGATCCTCGGCAAGTGCAAGCGGGCCTCGGATCTCGATCGGGAGCTCGCGGACTTCGATTTCGTGATTCTGCTGCAGCGGTCGTTCTGGAATTCGATCTCCGTAACGCCGGCGCAACGCGCCGCGCTGCTCGACCACGAGCTGTGTCACGCGGCGCCGAAACTCGACAAGTACGGCGACTATCTCGAAGACGAGCGCGGACGTCGCGTGTATCGGACCCGCAAGCACGACATCGAAGAATTCACCGCCATCGTGGAGCGACACGGCGTGTGGAAGCGCGACCTCGAGCGCTTCGCCGCGGCGCTGCATCGGTCCGCGCAAGGGGAACTCGACCTCAAGGGCCAGACCGAAACCGGAACCGCGCCCACGGTGAACTAGCCATGTCGGACCGATACGGCGTGTTCTTCCATTCGTATTTCGATGGGACTACCGGCCGACAGATTCAGGCGAAGGGCTGGGCGGCGTGCATCCTGGGGTTCTACCTGGGCATCAACAAGTACTCGAACATGCTAGGTCTTTACGAGCTGCCCCTCGTGTACGTCGAGCACGACCTAGCTGTGCTGCGGTCTCGCACGATCATCCAACAGGCCTTTCGTGATCTTGCCGCCTGTGAATTCGCGACTTACGACAACGTTTCGTCCTTCGTCTGGGTCCGCGAGATGGCGCGCATCCGGCTCGGGCTCGCCAAACCGGGCGACCGCCTCAGTCCGCACGACAAGCGGCAGCGATTCGTCGTTCGTTCGTACGAAGATTTGCGCGCAAACCCGTTCCTGGGTCAGTTTTATGACCGCTACGCCGCCGATCTCAATCTGCCCAGGCGGAGGGAAGGCGTAGCAAGCCCCTCGAATGGGACATCTGCTGCCCCTTCGATGGGGGATGCGAGGGGCACCGATACCCCTCCGAAGCCAGGTACAGGTACAGAAGATCAGGAGATCAGAGATCAGGATCAGGAACAGGAGCAGCGATCAGGATCAGGTACCAGCGATCAGCGATCAGGATCAGGAAAAGCTGCGGCTGCGCCGCGACTCGCTCCGTGTGGAAAAAAAGATGAGGACCCGGAGGAGAACGTCGAGGTCATCACCGCCCTCGTCGTGAAAGAAATTCTCCCGCTGCGGCTGCCCGACGACGAGCTCGATGAGGCGACCAAGAGCCGCTGCGCGCAAGCCGGCATCCGCTACAACAGCCAGGTCGTGCGGAAAGCGATCGACTCGGCACAGTTCCGCCAGCAGCTGCCACGTCGATGATGTGGGACCTCGCGCGCGGTCGGCTCACGTGCGGCGGGTGCAGCGGGGCCATCCGTGTCGGCGAACCCGTGGCCTACCTGACCCGCGCGCGTCTGCTGCGCTGCGCGCCCTGCGTGAAGCGCCATCTCGATGAGATGCCGCCGAAGGAGCTGTACGACGTCGTGGTGGTGCCGCCGCCGGCGCCGACGTTCGTGCGCATCACCCGGGCCGAGCTCGAGCGCGCGTTGCCGTTCGACGTGAAAGCCGCGCAGGTGGGCGAGCAATGAACTGTCCAACATGCGGACGCTACTGCGATCCTGACCTGTACACCGGTTACGACGGAGACGAGATGTGTCCCGCATGTCGCGAGACGCGCTGCTACGACTGTGGTCGCGAATACCTTGAAGCGGATGGGCGGTGTCCTCACTGTGTGAATGAGGGCCTCACTGAGGCGCAGTTGGCGTGTGGCTACTGCCTCTATGGCCCACCCGCGATCTGCACGTGCGGGACGTGTGAACCACAGGCCGGAGACGCGAATCCCCAGGTCGGCGAGCAATGACACAGGCCGCGCTGTTCGCGCTTCGCAAGCAACGAGAGCAGGACCTGCCCATCGACCTGCAGATCCGCGCCGCGAACTTGCCGGAGCCCGAGAGCGAGTACCGCTTTCATCCCGTGCGCAAGTGGGCGTTCGATCGCGCGTGGCCCACCTGGAAGATCGCATTCGAGATTGAAGGCGGCGGCTTCGGGCGCCTGGTCATCGTCGGTCCCGGGACGGTCGAGCGCCGCAAGGGCAAGTCCATACCGATTGACGCGGGCACATCGATTCGCATTGGAGGCCGGCACAATACCGGCCAGGGTGCGCAGGCCGACTGCGAGAAGTACTCGCGGGCCGCGATTCTCGGGTGGCTGGTGATTCGCGCGACGACGACGATGATTCGTGACGGCCTCGCGATCACGTTGCTCGAAGACGCGTTCAGAGCGAAAGGATATGCAGCATGACGGATGACCTTCAGCTCGTCGCGTTGAACGCGGCGGAGATGGCGCCGGCGCAGGCCGCGCTCTGCACCTGGTGCGAGGCGAAGTGCAAGAGCCTTCAGACCGAACTCGCGGACCTCGAGGAACACATGCTGATCGCCAGCAGCAATGGCTGGAAGCTGCGCGGGCTCCAGGCCGCGATCAACCGCACCGAAAAGCGTGTGACCTACTACAGCAAAATGAAGGACGCCGTCGCAGCGGGGTTCCTCATCGTGCCGAACTTTCCGGTGACCGTGTTGGCCGTCCGCGTGAGGCGCTACCAGCAAAAGCACGTCGAGGCATCTTTCGAGAGCTCTCGAGCATTCGATACCAACCCGGAACTCTTGCCAGCGGGCGACGGCCGATACGTCGATGATCGGTTGTTGGTGTCCGATCGTTCCTACAACACAGCCGATCCGAAAACAGGAGCAACCAAACAGGTAA